GATGCAGTTCAGTCTAAGCGTACTGGTGTCAGCGATGCTCAACAGGGCTTGAACCCCGACATCCTACAGAATGTTACTGCTGCTGCGATTGCAGCTACGATGTCGGCATCGGCTGGCAAAGTAGAGCTAATTGCTCGTATCTTTGCTGAGACTGGTGTTAAGAGCCTGTTTAAGGGCATTTTGCACCTCGTTTCCAAGTATCAAGACAAGCCACGAATCATCCGTATGCGTGGCAAGTATGAGCAGATTGACCCTCGTACATGGTCAAATCAGTATGACTTGTCGATTAGCGTTGGTCTAGGCACAGGCAACAAGCAAGAGCAAATGGCTATGTTGCAGATGGTTATGGCTAAGCAAGAGCAGATCCTACAGACTTATGGTCCAGCTAACCCATTAGTGTCAGTCGGTCAATACCGCACCACAATGGCTAAGTTTATCGAGGCTGCTGGCTTCAAAGATGTGGCAGAGTTCTTCAAAGAGATTCCACCAGAAGTGGATCAAGCTCTGTCGAACCCACCACCTGACCAGCAACAGCCTGATCCAGCAGTTCAAGCAATGATCGCTCAGTCTCAGGCACAGATTCAAATTGCCCAACAAAAGGCAATGGCAGATGTAGAAGCAGACAGACAAAAGGCACTCGCTGATATTCAGTTAGCAAGAGAGAAAGCAGCAGCAGAAATCCAGTTAGCTAGGGAAAAAGCAGCAGCACAGTTAGAACTGAAAAAAGCCGAGTTCGAAGTAGAAGCACAGCTAAAGGCAGCCAAAGTAGGTGCTGGCATAGCTGGTAATGTGGAGATCCCAGGATAATGGCAACAGTCAACGATTTAGTCAATCAAATATACCTAGAAAATCTTGGTCGTGCGCCTGATCAAAGTGGGGCAGAATATTGGGCTAGCCAATTAGCTGCTGGCGCAAGTCCTGAGGCAGTTCGTAAAGGAATCGCACAAGCAAGAGAAGGACAAGAATTTTTAACTCAAGCTATTACATCCAGTTATGGACAAAAGCTAGGCAGAGAAGCAGAAGATGAGGGTTTCCAATATTGGCTTTCGTCTGCTCTTAGTGGCGGCAAAACTGCTGCTCAAATTCAAGCAGATATTGCTGCTGCTGCTGCGGCAGAAAGAGCGCAAAGAGGAATCTCAAGCGACTTTACAGAATTACAAGTCAGAGGGCTAAACGCAGACCCTTGGGGTGGTCGTAGACCAACAACAAGCATTTATGACATTCCTACAGATCCAAATCAACGAGTAAACATTTCTTACATTGATGGTAGACCAGTTCAATTTGTAAGCCCAATTACAAACGCTCCAGTAACAACTTATTTTGGTGGTGGTAAATTTACATCGGAAGCTGGTAAATACAATCTGAAACCAGGCGAGGATGTATTAAGCGATCCAGTTGTTATTGGCACATTAAATCGTGCTTTAGATGCTGGTACGCTTGATATTCCAAGCTATAACAAAATTGCTAACGATCTTAAAACAGCGCAAACAATGGATGATGTTAGGGCTGCATTTAGCAATCCTCAAGCATACAAAATTCTTGATGCAATCTATGGTTTACAAACTGGCGAAGATATTGATGTAAATAAAGCAAGATTAGAAGCTAAAGATCGTCAGGCAGTTATTAATAGTCTTGGAATTACAAAGTACCCAAGCGAAGTAATGCTTGGAGAGGCATACAAAGCTGCTGGGTTAAATTATCCGTTTGGAATGGAAAACTACAACTACGACACCATGATGACTCGTGCCAATGTTGTTGACCAAAATAACTTTACACAGCGTGTTAACCAGTTGCTAAACAACATTTCGCAAAACGCAACAGAACAATTTGGTGGTTTAACAGATTTGCAGACACCATTAACAGGACAATATTACAGCGAAGCAGGTCTGCAACCAGGATTTACTCCTGTAGGCACAGAAGGTACAATGTTCCGTAGTGGAGTTGCTGGTTATGTTCCACAGGCACAGTTACCAACAGGATTTACATTTGGCGCACCACCAGTAAACGCTACATTCCAGCAATATAGACCAGGAGCGTTCCAACCAGAAGGTGTTACTACTGGTGGGTTTATTACTGGATACGATGCAAACCAACAGCCTATTTACTCTACCTATAACAATCCTAATGTGAATGTTGGTGGTGTTACTTCTCAGTTATTGCCATTTGCTAATCAACAACAGCAGTTTGGCGATATGCAAGCATTTATAGCTCAATTACAAGCACAGCAAGCAGCTCAAGCTGCACAATCTCAAGGTGGTGGTTAATTTGGCTAAAGATCAAAGAGCAAAAGGTTTACTAAATGATGACTTTTTTAAGTCAGAGATGGATTTTTTAGAGCAATCACAGATTGACATTATTGTGAACTCTGCACCACATGAATTAGAGGAGCGAGAAGAAGCATACCGTATGCAACTCGCCATCAAGAAAGTTAGAGCGCACTTTCAAGCCCTCGCAGCACAAGGCGAGATTGAAAAGAAGCGTTGGAAGATTTTGTAGCATTTGTTACAAAAGCGTGTATAGCGTTACTATACAAAACAATTAGGGAAACAAAATGAGTGAAAACATCACCCCGCAAGGGAATGAATCGCTTACAGTAGATCAAGCTGCAAGCAGTTTACTGTCTATGATGGATGCATCCGAAGCCTCGCAAGAGCAACCAGAGGAGCAACAATCACAGCCAGTAGAAGCCCAAGCCGAAGAAGCGTACGATGAATCGTACGACTCAGAGGACTCCGAAGAAGTCGAACAAGAAGTAGAGCAGCCCAGGTATCGTGTCAAAGTAGATGGACAAGAGTCTGAGGTAACGCTTGATGAGCTTGTTAAAGGCTATCAGAGAGAAGCTGACTATACTAAAAAAACCCAAACACTTGCAGAACAGCGCAAGGCTGTAGAAGCCGAGCGACAAGCTGTAGAGCAAGCCAAACAACTACGAGATACATACGCACAGCGTTTGCAGATTATCGAGCAAGCTCTCAGATCGCAAGCGCCTAGCGAGAACCTCGATGAGTTGAAAGAAACTGACCCTATTGGCTATGCAGTCAAGGTGGCAGAAAGGGCTGAAAACGAGAAGAAACTGTATGCGGTAAGGGCAGAGCAAGCTCGCATTGCACAAATGCAACAAGCAGAGCAAGCAAACCAGTTACAGCAAATAGTTACTCAAGAAGCTGAAAAGCTATCTAAAGTTTTGCCTGAGTACACAGACCCACAAAAAGGTGAAGTTGTTCGTAAGAGCATCCGATCCTATGCCGAAAGCATTGGGTTTTCAGCAGAAGAACTATCGAAGGTCTATGACTCTCGTGCAGTTCTGACTCTTTACAAGGCTATGCAGTACGACAAGTTAATGCAGAACAAGGGCGAGGTAAACAAGAAAGTAAGCCAAGCTCCTAAGATGCTACGACCTGGTGTAGGCAAGCCACAAGGAAGTTTAGAGGCAGAGCAAACCAAGAAGTTAAGACAGGAGTTTAGGAAATCTGGAAAGGTTTCTGACGCTGCTAAATTATTTGAAAAATTTGTTTAAAAGGAATAAGAAATGACAGCTCCAACAGGTACATATACAGTACACGACACATCATCCACTCGTGGTGGTCTGCGTGAAGATTTAACCGATATGATTTACAACATTAGCCCAACCGACACTCCTTTAATGTCGACTTTGGCTAAAGGCAAAGCAACCGCTGTTTACCATGAGTGGCAGACAGATAGCTTGGCAAACGCTGACACAGCTAACGCTCTTATCGAGGGTGATGACGCTACAGCAACTACCGCTACTCCTACATATCGTATCGGAAATTATACGCAAATTGTAGGCAAAACCATTCAGGTCAGCGGAACACTCGAAGCTGTGGATAAAGCTGGTCGTAAGTCTGAAAAGGCTTATCAATTAGCTAAAGCATCTAGCGAACTCAAGCGTGATATTGAAGCTATTCTCTTTGCTAACCAAGCTAGAGACGCTGGTTCAAGCTCCACAGCTCGCAAGATGGGCACAATGCTCTCGTGGTTGAAGTCCAACACATCTTTCGGCACAAGCGGTGCTGATCCAACAACTGCTGGATCAACAACTCGTTCCGATGGTGTAGTTCGTACATTCACAGAGACACTTCTCAAAGAAGTTATTCGTGAGGCATACATCAACGGTGGCAATCCTAAGGTTCTATATGTTTCGCCTATCGGCAAGCAAAAGACCTCTACCTTTACTGGTATTGCAGAGCAGCGTTACATGGCTCCTGGTGATGCTCCAACAACCATCATCGGTGCTGCGGACATTTACTTGAGCGACTTTGGTGCTATCTCTGTAGTTCCAAACCGTTTCATGCGTACCCGTGATGCAATCGTGGTTGATCCTGAGTACGCAGCATTGTCGTACTTGCGCCCATTCCAAACTGTTGAATTGGCTAAGACTGGTGACTCTGAAAAGACCCAGTTGCTTGCTGAGTTGACTTTGGAAATGCGTAATGAAGCTGCACATGGTATCGTTGCAGACCTCAACTTTGCGCTGTAATTGATGTAGAATAGGGGTGGGCAAAACTCACCCCTATTTTTATGAAAAAAATCGTTTCGGTTGACCAATCCTCTAAGAAGTTCACAGCAGCAGAGGCAGATGGAGAGGGCGGTCTTATTATTCGGACTAGCCAAGATGTAACCGACATAGTAGAACAGAATAAAGCAGAATATAACCAAGGCTCTGTCCATGACAAGTGGGGAGACTTGACCAAGATAGCATCCATACCTCTTACAGTCATAGACCAGTTAAATCGCAAAGGCATTATGCGTGGCTTTGCAGTCATAAACGATAAGGAGTTCAGGAAGTTTCTGAATGACCCTGAGAACCGTTTTTTTAGGACTAGACCAGGTAGGGTATGAAAAAACCAAAAGTAGTGATATGCGTACCATGTAGAGATCAAGTAATGGCTGGCTTTTGCTTTGACCTAGCCAAGCTCATGGAATACGAAGGTAGAAGAAATAAGGTTGATTTAGATGTAATGCAGATGACAGGAACGCTTATATTTACTCAGCGTGAACGGTTATCAGAAGAAGCATTAGCAGCAAAAGCAGATTATCTTTTGTGGATTGATAGCGATATGCGATTCCCAAAAGATAGTTTGGAAGTGTTGCTTTCACGCAACAAAGACTTAATTGGTGTCAACGCTACAAGTAGGGTTGAGCCTATTAAACCTACAGCATTAAACCTCAAGATTACAAGCGAAACATCGCACGAATGGCATCCAGTTAATTCGTTGCACAAAAAGAATGTCGAGCAAGTAACCGCAGTCGGATTTGGAATGACATTGGTAAAAGCAAGCATATTAGGGAAAATACCTAGACCTTGGTTCAATGTTATGTGGTCGGATCATGGAGCAATTATTGGAGAGGACATCCATTTCTGTGTAAAAGCTCAAGATGCTGGCTATCAGGTCTATGTTGACCACGAATTATCGGGTGCAATCGGGCATATTGGTACTAGAACATTTGGATGGAAAGACATAGAAAATGGCACTCTCAACATACTCAGACCTAAAGACCACGATAGCGAACTATCTGGGAAGGTCGGATCTAACGACACAGATTCCTGACTTCATCCGTTTAGCAGAGGATCGCTTACGCAGAGAATTACGGATTCGGCAGATGCTCAAAGTAGTAACGAGCAGTACGACAGGCGGTGATGCAACCGTATCATTGCCAGCAGATTTTTTACAAATAAGAGATATTCATGTTGATGGAAACCCAGTTTATACGCTTGAGTATATGTCTCCATCGGTGTTCTACCGCAACTCTAGATCGGTCGAAAGTGGTGTGCCAGTCAATTACACAGTATTGGCTAGCGAATTTATCTTTGCACCAAAGCCTGATGCTGCATATACATTAAAGATGCTTTACTACGCAAAGCCTGATTACTTGTCAGATGCAAACACAAGTAATGTGTTCTTGGCTAACTGCGTAGACGCTCTGCTTTATGGCGCATTAGCCGAAGCCGAGCCATACCTAATGAATGATGCAAGAATCCCTGTATGGGCTTCCTTGTATGACCGATCTATTGCCAACATTACTCAGGCAGACGAAGGTGCTGAGTATGCTGGTGTTCCATTACGCATGATTGTTGCTAAATAAGGAGTATTAAATGTCCGAGATGTCCAATTACCTAGAGAACGCACTATTAAACGCAGTTCTCCGCAATACCAGCTACACAAGCCCTACGACTTGCTATGTAGGCTTATTTACTTCTGATCCTACCGATGCTGGTAGTGGCACAGAATGTACTGGTGGTGCGTATGCTCGTATCGCTGTATCGTTTGGCTCACCTAGCAATGGTGTAGTAACTAACAGCGCAGATGTAACCTTTGCCCAAGCTACAAATAACTGGGGAACAATTAGCCATATTGGTCTGCATGACAATGTAACATCTGGCAACCTATTGTTCCATACAATTTTGGCATCGTCTAAAGCTATTGGCACAGGCGATCAGTTCAAGATTAGTGCTGGCGCATTGACTTGCACTCTTGACTAATGCCCTTATCTCTTGAGCAGCTAGATGTTTATGGCTCGATTGAGAATGTACCTTACTCGCTAGACAATACCTTTTATGATGGCAGAGTATGTGGTCCATGGACACTAGAACAACTTGATAACTTTGGAAGCATAGATAGTCTTGCGTTCTCGCTAGACGATGAGCTGTGGACTACTGGTGCTTGTGTCAATTTATCAAACGCAGAACTAACCGCATTAGGTCAATTAGACGCTAGTGCAATACGAGTCGTACCAGCTAACGCAGAGATTATCGCAAGCGGTACGGTAGATGCTGCTGCAAGCGCAATAAATTATGGCAACGCAGAAATAAATGCTACGGCATCAGTAGAAACCCTAGGTTTTGCAGTAAGAACTAACTCGGCAGAAATAAACGGATCGGCATCGGTTGATGCAAACGGAGTGCGTGTTGCTGCTGGAAATGCTGAAATAACAGCAAGCGGTAGCTTAGATGGTGAAGCATACGCTATTCGTAGCGCAGAAGGCTCTATAAACGCATCAGGAAGCCTTGAATCTGACTCGGTAAGGGTTAGGTATGCCGATGGTGAAATAAACGCTTCTGCGACCGTTTCTGCGGATTCCATTAGGATGCGCTTAGGCAACGCAGATATATCGGCTACAGCTAGTGTATCTGCTCTTGGTGGTATGCAATACCAAGGATTTGCAGAAGTCAACGCTAATGCTACGGTAGATGTAAGCGGTAGGCTAATTGCTGGTGCTTATGTAGAGATCAATGGTAACGCAAATGTTACTGCTAAAGGCTTTAAATTTGGGGAAGAATGGGTTGTTGATCCTAGCGGATCAGAAACATGGACTGAGCAAACTGCTGGTCAAAACACATGGACAACACAGGCTGCTGGATCGGATAATTGGACACCAGTAGCAGTAGGCTCAAATACTTGGACAGAACAGAATACGGAAAATAACCAATGGCAACAAGTCGGATAACTTTTACTGAATGGCTACCAGATCAGCCAGGTGTGGCTGGTGTAATGACAGAAGCCAAAAATGTATATCCTATTGCTAACGGATATGCTCCGCTTCCATTAGAAGCTAATCTGTCAACGGCAGCTAGCGAAAACCTAAACAACATCTTTGCAGCAAAAACCAATGCAGTTAGCTCTTTGTTTTGTTCAGGGTCTACAAAGCTATTTAAGTTTAATTCTGCTGATACAGATTTAGATGATGTATCTAAGGCTGGTGGCTACAGTACAGCGACAGGCGAGCGTTTTTACTTTACCCAATTTGGTAATGTTGTTATTGCTGCCAATGGTCAAGCAAAGCTACAAGGCTGGACTCTTGGATCATCCACAGCATTTGCTGACTTAGCTGCTGCTGCACCTACAGCACGATATGTAACTGTAGTGCGTGATTTTGTGGTTGCTGCTGGCACTAGTACTTACCCTAATAGAGTCTATTGGTCTGATCTAAACGATGAAACCGATTGGACTCCAGGAGTAGGCAGTCAGTCAGATACGCAAGATATTGCCGATGGTGGCGATGTAATGGGTGTTACTGGTGGCGAATTTGGAATTGTGTTGACAGAGCGTTCTGTAAACCGTATGAGCTACATTGGCTCGCCATTCTTCTTCCAGTTTGATTCGATTGCTCGTGGTGTTGGCTGTATTACTCCTAATTCTGTAGGGCAGTACGCATCTGTAACATTCTTCTTGTCAGACGATGGCTTTTATAGCTGCGATGGGCAGACAGTTAAGCCAATCGGTGCAGAAAAGGTTGATCGGTTCTTCTTCAACGATGTAAACCTAAACAAACTAGATGAGATGTCAACTGCGGTTGATCCGCTTAAAAAGCTGGTTATTTGGAACTATACCAATGTGTTTGCCCAAAAGCGTCAGCTTATTTATAACATCTCGCTAAACCGTTGGTCATATGCAGAAACAACCGCAAACTATATCAACAATGTATATACACCTACTACAGCCCTAGAAAGCCTAGATTTGTATGGCACGATGGATTCACTAGGTGTTAGTTTGGACTCTCGCCAATGGGCTGGTGGTGCATTGTTGCTAGCTGGAGTTACAGGAACTAGGGCAATATCGTTTACTGGTGCAAGAAAGACAGGATCATTGATTACTGGAGACTTTAATGTACCCAATGCTCAATCACTTGTTACTCTCGCAAGACCTATTGTCGATAATGGTTCTGCTACTGTTGCTGTGGCTTCACGACTTAATTTAGATGATGGCATTACATTCTCTGCTGATGTTGCTGCTGATGCAGAAAACAGGGTAAGTTTGCGTTCTGCTGGTCGTTATCACAGAACTAGGACAATCCCATCAGGAACATGGACAAGCTGTTTAGCAGTAGATGTAGACATCGTGCCACAGGGAACTAGATAATGTTTCGTACATTACCGAATTTTGGTGCAGATCCACGAAATGTAGCCGAGATTGTTCGCCAGATTATGAATGGCAAAACAAACAATACAGGCACGATTACATTAGCTACAGGCAATGCTACAAGCACAACACTGTACGATGAGCGTATTAGCCCAGACACTAAGATCATTTTGATCCCATTCTCGGCTGCTGCGTTTACTGACTCTGCTCCGTATGGTATGTTTCAAGACTCAACCGATCAGTCCGCTACCACGACTGCTGCCGAGTTTATTACTACATACAACACGACAGACTATTCCAATGGTGTGTTTGTATCGAATAACTCACGAATCAATGTGAGAAATTACGGAATATATGCGGTGCAATATTCTTTGCAGTTTAAAAATAGCACAAACGATGGGCAAGATATTGATGTTTGGCTAAAGAAGAATGGCACAAATGTCGCTGGATCAAACAGTAAGTTTCATATTCCAGCTAGAAAAAGCACAGGATCAGACAGTCATTTAATTGCAGTAACACCGTTAATGATTGAATTACAAGCAAACGACTATATTCAGATTGCTTTTAGAGTAACCGATATTGGGGTAACAATGGAGCATTTTGCTGCGGTTTCTGCGTCAAGCACGACACCAGCAATCCCATCTACTCCATCGGCTATCGTAACTGTGCAGTACATTGCACCACAGGCTTACAGTAACATTTATGTGTCTGCTCAAACCCAAGGCTCGGCTACAATTAGTCATTATGCAAATAGCACAGCAGATAAGACTTATGGGTATGTTTTAGTTGGATAAACAGTACATAGAGCCTAACAATTTACGGAACTGGTGGCAGTTTGTCAGACCAGGATTGGAACATATACTCAAGAAATCCCCAGAGTATTGGATTCCAGAGGATGTATATACAGATGTCTTTAATGGCAGATCGCAGTTATGGGTATTTTCAGAGCAGAACAAGCCTGTTGGCTTTGCAGTATTAGAGCCTAGAGGAGATGCCCTACATTGTTGGGTAGGTTGGGCAAACAGTAATGGACATTTCAAAAGCGCAGTTGACTGTGTTTCTGAAATTACCAAAGATGGTGGTTTTAAATATTTAACTTTTGAATCGTGGCGGTCAGGATGGGATCGGATCGCTCCTAAATTTGGATTTAAGCCTAGGAAATGGGTTAAGGAGATTATATGAGTATGGGTGGCGGTGGTGGCGGTACTAATACCGTAACGAGGACAGAACTTGATCCAGTAATGCGACCTTTTGTCCAATATGGACTACAGGAATCGACACGCTTGTATCAGCAGCCAAATATGCCTCAGTATTATCCTGGGCAAACCTATGTAAGCCCAAGTCAGCAAACTCAGGCTGCATTGCAAGCTGCTCAACAACGAGCCACAGTAGGAAATCCATTGACTCCAGTAGCACAGCAACAGGCACTCAATACCCTACAAGGCGGTTATCTTGGTGGCAATCCTTTCTTTGAAGGTGCATTTAGAGCAGCTACACAAGGCGCACAAACAGCCTACCAAGACCAAGTTCAACAGGCTTTGTCTAATGCTAGTCGTGCTGGTCGTTATGGCTCTGGTGCTATGGGTACTGCTTTAGATCGTGCTGGCGGTGTATTTGCTAATGCACTTACAAATACTGCTGGAACACTTGCATATCAGAACTATGCAGACGAGCGAGCAAGACAACAGGCAATGATCGGTGCTGCGCCTACATTGGCACAAGCAGACTACGAAGACATTAATAAGATGCTCCAACTCGGTCAGGTTGCAGAAGGCTATCAAGAAACAGCTATTGCAGATGCAGTCAATCGTTTCAATTTTGCACAGCAAGCTCCATATCAAAAACTACAAAGCTATCTATCTGGTGCTTATGGTGCGCCATCAGGTATGCAAGTATCTCAGCCTGTATATCGCAACCAATTCGGCAATGTATTAGGCGGTGCTATTACTGGTGCTGCTTTAGGTGGTTTAGGACAAGGAACAAGTCAATACGCTCCAGCTATCGGTGCTGCTATCGGTGGCGGTCTTGGATTATTAGGATAAATTATGTCAGGAATGGAACTTCCTTTAATACTTGGTGCTGGCGGTGCATTAGTTGGTTCTCAAGTAGACAAACAAAACCCTTTGCGTGGCGCATTACTAGGTGGTGCTGCTGGTGGTTTAGGTGGCGCAGCGTTAGCTCCTACTGCTGGAGCAACTGGAGTTGGATCTGCTACCGCAGCAGCTAACTTTGGAACTTTAAGCGCAGCTCCTACTGCTGGTACATTTGGCGCATTAAGTTCTGCTGCTCCTACTGCTGGTGCTTTCGGAACATTTACTGGAACTGCTGCTGGTGCAGAGGCAGCCACAGCAGCAATGATGGCTGGAACAAATCAAGCTGTAAATGCTGCATCACAAGCTGTAGCTGGCAATGTAGCTAATCCATTTAAGATTAGTCCAGCACAAGCTATGGCAGCTCAACGGTTAATGGGTGGATTTGGTCAACAAGACCAAGGAACAAGAACGCAAACTGCACCCTTTAAACCAGGACAACAAGTAAACCTAGCTGACCCAATCGCATCTTTACTAGCTCCTAAGCGTAAAAAAGAGCGACCAATGATTTCTCTACTGTGAGGCAAGAATGGCACTATTAGATTATTTATTCCCATTGCAATCATCAGACACTATTACTGGTTTGCTTGGAGAAGATGAGGCACGAAAGATTCGTCAACAATCACAGACTGCTGGATTGTTAAACATTGGTGCTAATTTATTGGCATTGAGTGGTCCATCGTCTCAGCAAAGAAGTTTTGGTCAAATGCTTGCACCATCGTTATTGGCTGGTTATCAAGCAGCCCAAGGCACAACTGAGAGTCAGTTGCAACAGCGTTTGGCTGCACAAAAGATGGAGCGTGAAAACGCATTTAGAAAAGCCATTAGCGAGTCTATGGTAACTCGCCCAACTGGTACAGGATTAACTCAAGGTCAAGTTGGATCACAAGCAGAAATGTTGACTAGACCTGAATTTGGTGGAGATTTTGGTGCAGAAACAAAAGCAGCTTTAATGTCTAATCCTAATTTGCCAACCACTCGCACATTAGATCAGAGTAAGTTTATGTCAGCATTGGCTGAATACAGCCCATTAGAGTTTGCAAAATTGCAAATGCAAGGCAATAAAGTAGAATCATTTAGACCAATGACTGCTGATGAAAAGAAACAATCAGGATTGCCAGTTGATAGACCATATCAAATTAGCGCAACTACAGGAAAAATTAGCGAAATAGGAGCTGGTCCACAATCTGTTGTTAATGTTTTGCCAGCAGAAGGTGAAAGGCAAAAAGGCTACGGAAAGTATGGTGTAGAAGAAAATACACGAATCTTTGATGCTGGTAGAAAAGCTGTAAATAATATTGGAAAAATTAACGAAACACTAAACTTGCTCGAACAAGGTAGCGCAACAACTGGGCTTGGTGCTGACATTATTAATAATATTAACAGGGCGCAAGTTTTGTTTACTGGAAGCAAGAAAAAGATTAATGAAGTTTCTGATACTGAATTGCTTAACTCATTATTAGGCGCAGATGTGTTCCCACAAATTGGAGCATTAGGTATTGGAGCAAAAGGTCTTGATACACCAGCAGAACGAGAGTTTTTGCGTCAAGTTATGACTGGTACGATTAATATGAATAAAGAAACATTGGTGCGTTTAACCAAGTTGCGTAAGAAGTACGAGGAACGCTCTTTAGGAGAATACAACAAAGCTGTTGACGAAGGTCAATTAGATGAATTGTTTAGATATTCTGGATTGCCAAAGAGAAAATTGACTGCTCCAACAACAGCGATAACAGTAAACTACTAATATGCCATATTCAATCCAAACCAAAGATGGAATTACGATTAATAACATCCCAGATGATGTTGATCCTAATTCTAAAGAACTTAAAGATCGTGTGGCAAAGATTCGTTCTGAAAATCAAATGGTTGCTCCTACAGAGCAAATGCCAAAAAAAGATTTAACTGCTGGCGAAGTTGCTACAGGAGCAATAACAAACTTTCCATCGTCTTTTAGAAATTTAATTGGTAATATTGTTACTGCTATATCTAGCCCATTAGAAACTGGTAAGTCAATTTTGGATGTTGGTGCTGGTGCATTGCAAAATGTATTGCCAGAACGACTTGTCCAAGCAGTAGGAGAGGACAAACAATCTCGTGAAATGGCTCGTAAAGTAGGTGAGTTTTATGCTGATCGCTATGGCACAGGAGAAGGGTTAAAACGAGCTATTGCAGAAGATCCCGCTGGAGTATTGGCAGACCTATCTACTGTACTTACAGGCGGTTCTATGGCTGCTCCTAGGGCTATTGCTCAACCTTTGGCTCGTGCTGCAAGCATTATTGATCCTTTATCTGCTACGGTTCGTGCAACTGGTGCTGTTGCTGGTGCTGCTGGAAGAAATATAGTAGCTCCAATACTGGGAACATCAACTGGTGCTGGTAGAGAGTCTATTGAACAAGCGTTTAAAGCTGGTCAAAAAGGTGGCGCAGCAGCAGAACAATTTAGAGCAAATATTAGTGGTCGTGCAGACCCAACGGAAATACTAGGCATTGCTAGATCTAATTTGGATGAATTAAATCAATTAAAACAAGCCGAATATCGCTCTGGAATGGTGAATATTAAAAACGATAAATCTATTTTAGCGTTTGATGATATTGAAAAAGCCATACAAGACGCAACTAAAAAAGTTACATACAAAGGTCAAATAAAAAATACTGCTGCAGCGCAAAAACTGCAAGAGGCTCAAGAAAAAATAAACGCATGGAAAAACCTTGATCCAGCAGAGTTTCATACTCCAGAAGGCTTAGACGCATTAAAACAACAAATTGGAGAAACTTTAGAAACTATAGATTTTACAAAACAAAAAGTAGCTTATTCTGCTGTAAGTGATATATATAAGTCAGTTAAATCGGCTATACAAAAACAAGCTCCAACATATGCTCAAACAATGAAAGCATATACAGACGCATCCGATCAAATTCTAGAGATTCAAAAAACACTAAGCCTTGGTAACAAAGCATCAACTGATGCAGCAATGCGTAAGCTGCAAAGTTTAGTTCGAGACAATGTTCAAACAAACTATGGTCAGCGTACCAAATTAGCAAAACAATTAGAAGCTGCTGGCGGTCAAGAATTTATGCCAGGAATTGCTGGGCAAGCGTTATCAAGTTTACCGCCAAGAAGTTTAGCTGCTCAAGGTTCGCTTGGTACTGCTGCGGTTGTTGGCGCATCAATAAACCCAATGGCTTTTGCATTGGCTCCATTAACAAGCCCAAGGCTAATGGGCGAGGCTGCTTATGGTTTAGGAACAGCCTCTCGTGGAGCAAGAGAATTTGGTCGATTAGTACCACCAGCAACAGACCCAAGACTGTACAATCTTTTATATCAATCTGGGCAAATACCAGGACTTTTAGAGGAATAAAGAAATGCCAAAGACAAAGATCAGCGAATTTAGCTTAACACCAGCCAATAATACCGATATAGATGGTATTGATATTGCAGAAGGCTGTGCGCCCTCTGGCATTAACAATGCTATTCGGGAGTTGATGAGTCAGCTCAAAGACTTCCAAGGCGGTACTTCTGGAGACTTATTGGCGATTGCTGCTGGTGGAACAAACGCAGCGACTACTACTGCTGCTTTGCAAAACCTAGGCGGTACTACGACTGGTATCAATCTGTTTAAAGCGGTTAGTTCATCCGCAGCTCGCACAGAAATTGGTGCTGGCACAGGCGATGTTACTACTACAGGCACACAGACCCTTACAAACAAGACCCTAACAGATCCAGCTATTATCGGCACAATCCTAGAGGATGTATATACCATTACCGATGGTGCGGCATTTGAGATTGATCCAAGTAACGGCTCTGTACAGTTAATTACATTAGGCGCAAGTCGCACACCAAAAGCAACTAACTTTGCTGCTGGCGAATCTGTAATCTTAATGGTAGACGATGGCACAGCATATACGCTGACATGGACAGACTCCACATTTGGTGGAAGCGGAGTAGTTTGGAAAACAAACGCTGGAGTAGCTCCAACGCTAAATACTACAGGCTATACTGTTATTGTTCTATGGAAAGTATCTACACAAGTTTATGGAGCGAGGGTAGGCGATGCTTAATAAAAAGCTATTAGGCTCTGTTTCTGCTGCACCAGCAGAGTATGTAGAGGATGTATTTTCTACCTATCTTTATACTGGTACTGGCGCATCTCAGACTATTACCAACGATATTGATTTATCTGGTAAAGGCGGTTTGGTTTGGATTAAAAGTAGATCAGCTAGTGGGTCTAATGGGCTTTTTGATACGGTTAGAGGCACATCTAATGTTTTATATACAGACACAACAAACGCTCAAAGCACCGACAACCTTTCTGCTTTTAACTCAAACGGATTTTCTTTTACTGGATCAAGTTATTTTACAAACAGTTCTGGGGACACTTTTTGCTCTTGGACATTCCGCAAAGCTAAAAAGTTCTTTGATGTAGTTACTTATACTGGTAATGGATCTGCAAGAACAATATCGCATAATCTTGATTCTGTTCCAGGAATGATAATTGTTAAACGCACAGACACTACAGGCGCATGGCAAGTTTATCATCGTGCTAACACAGCAGCACCAGAAACAGATTATTTAGTATTAAATACTACCGCAGCTACAGCAGACTCAGATACTCGTTGGAATGATACTTTACCAACATCTACTGTATTTAGTTTAGGAACAGACGCAACTGTAAACGCTAATGGTGGCACTTATGTAGCCTACCTATTCGCCCATGACGCTGGTGGATTTGGTACAGCAGGAACAGATAATGTAATTAGTTGTGGTAGCTTTGTTACTGGGTCAACAGGAGTGGAAACAATTACTCTTGGGTATGAGCCACAATATGTTATGTTTAAAAGGGCTGACTCAACAAGTGGCTGGATAATATTAGATACAATGCGTGGCTTTCCAAACGGTTCAGTTGATGCGTATTTAGAAGCTAATACAAGTGCAGCAGAAACTACTGCTGGATATGGACATCCTACTGCTACTGGATTTGTAATTAATGCTGGATTTGGCTCAGGTCAAACCTACATCTACATGGCAATCCGTAGACCAATGAAAGTGCCTACAGATGCTACTAAGGTGTTTAATCCTGTATATGGACAATCAGGTGCGCCAGGGTTTAGAAGCTCAAATTTTAATGCTGGTGTTGATACTTCTTTTGTATTTCTTACATCAGGTTATAACGATGGTACAAACGCATATCAAAATATACAAAGCAGATTAACAGGATTAGGTCAACTGCAAACTGGAAATACAAGAGCAGAAGTATCCCAGTCGTATAACCTTTGGGATTATATGAATGGGCAAAACAATACTACTTTTTATGACTCTACTTGGGGTAGCTGGTTGTTTAAAAGAGCCTCAGGATTCCATGATGTAGTCTGCTATACAGGAACAGGAAGCGCAAGAACAATAGCACATAATCTTGGTGTTGCTCCTGAAATGATGATTGTTAAAGGAAGAAGCGTTAATGATGATTGGTCTGTGTATTCACAAGGCACTGGCAATACTGATTATTTAATTCTTAATTCAACAGCGGCAAAAGCAACTGGTGCATCATTTTGGAATAACACATCACCAACCAGTTCAGTATTTTCATTAGGGACAAACGGAGCATTGAATTCTAATGGTGGAACTTTTGTTGCCTACCTATTTGCCTCATGCCCTGGAGTATCTAAAGTTGGCTCTTATACAGGCAATGGATCAAGCCAAACGATTGACTGCGGATTTACTAATGGAGCAAGGTTTGTATTAATTAAGCGTACAGATTCTACAGGAGACTGGTATGTATGGGATACTGTTAGGGGAATTGTAAGTGGTAATGATCCATATTTACTATTAAATACCTATGACGCACAAGTAACAAATACAGACTATATAGATCCAGCATCTTCTGGATTTGAAATTAGTTCTACCGCACCAGCAGCTATTAACGCAAATGGCGGTTCATTTATTTTTATGGCAATAGCTTAAAGGAAAAATCATGTTAATTCGTATTCGTTCAACTGGTCAAACAATGTATGAAGCAGAGTTTAGAAGCATAAACTCTAATACATCTTTTCCGCCACAAATCTCTGTAGAAATCCTAAACGAGTTTGGTGCTGATCCAGTTCTTAATGGCGCACAACCTACACCAGGTTTTTACCAATTTGTAGTGCAAGATGGTGTAGAGCAGATCAACAATCAATGGTTTACTAAGTTTATCTGCGTAGACATGGATCAAGAGGCTAAAGATGCTAAAGATGCAGAGTGCAAAGCTGCCAACAAAGCGACAGCAGAACAAAAGTTATCTGCTACAGATTGGACACAAGTAGCCGATGTGCCTTTGCTAAACAAACAAGACTTTGTGGATTATCGTGCTGCGGTTCGTGCTATTGCACTAAACCCACCAGTACAAGCTACATTCCCTGACTTGCCAGCAGAGCAATGGAGCTAACAATGTCTGATCCGTTAGAAAAATTTGATATGTTCAAATTTGGCGGTCTAGTTAATCAGGTAGAGCATTTGCAAAACAAAGTAGATGTAATGGAAGCTGATATTAAAAAGCTAGTCGCTATGGCAGAACGGTCTAAAGGAAGCCTATGGGCAATCA